CCATATAGGGAACCGGATGATAAAGTAGAAGGAATATAATAAGCATAAATCTAGAAAGGATGGTGAACGTATGCCAAGTAATTGGGACTTTGCCGGGTGGGCAACGAAAAACGATCTGCAGTGTACAGATGGCCGCATCATCCGGAGAGACGCGTTCAAGGTGAATGACCATACGAGAGTACCTCTTGTCTGGAATCACCAGCACAATGATCCAAAAAATGTTCTTGGTCATGCTATTCTTGAGAACAGAGATGAAGGTGTGTATGCATACTGCTATCTCAATGATTCAGAGAATGGACAGAACGCGAAAGAGCAGGTAAAGCATGGCGATGTAACGTCAATGAGTATCTGGGCAAACAATCTCCAGCAGTCAGGACATGAGGTTCTTCATGGTGTAATCCGTGAGGTCAGTCTTGTATTAGCAGGAGCAAATCCAGGTGCATATATCGAATCGGTAATGGCTCATGGTGAGCCGATGCCGGATTACGATGAAGAGGGATTGTTCTATGCAGGAGAAGGGCTCGAATTAGCCCATGCAGCAGAGAACGATGATAAGAAACCAGAAGAATCAGCAAAGAAAAACAAAGAGGAGGATTCTAAGATGGAAGCAGAAGAAACCAAGAATCAGGATTCCGGCGGTGAAACAGTAAGAGACGTCTATGAGACGCTTACCGATAAGCAGAAGAAAGCCGTAGCGATTATCGTTGGACAGGCGATCCAGGATTCAAAATCAAGCAAAAAATCTGATGAGGAGGATGAAGAAGTGAAGCATAACGTATTTGACGGCTCCGAAAATGAGAGCACATACCTGAGTCATGCTGATGTTCAGCAGATCTTTTCTGATGCAAAAAGACTCGGCTCTCTTAGAGAGGCCGTAAATCAGAACTTTGAAGATGGTGGAGTACTTGCTCATGCAGATATCGACACCACAGGTATGACAGTTGCAACAGGAAGCCAGACATATGGATTCAATGATCCGGATATGCTGTTCCCGGATTACAAATCTCTGAACAATCCGCCTGAGTGGATCTCAAGAGAGACGGGGTGGGTCCAGAAAGTAATGTCTGGAGTTCATCATACACCATTCAGCCGCATTAAATCTCAGTTCGCAAACATTACAGAAGATGAGGCGCGGGCTCGTGGTTATCTTAAAGGTAAACAGAAGAAGACAGAGGTCTTCACGACTCTTAAGAGAACGACTGATCCGACAACGATCTACAAGCTCCAGAAGCTTGATCGCGATGATATCATTGATATTACAGATTTCGACGTTGTTGCATGGATTAAATCCGAGATGCGCGTGATGCTTGATGAGGAAATTGCAAGAGCAATCCTTATCGGCGATGGCCGTAATACAGATGATGATAGCCACATTCCGGAAGATCATATCCGCCCGATCGCAAAAGAGGTTCCGCTGTTCAACACAAAGGTGCTTGTTACAACATCTTCAGATGCAGATTCAGCTACAGTTGCAAAAGAGACGATCAACTCTGTTATCAGGGCGCGTAAGAACTACAAGGGCTCAGGCAACCCGACATTCTTCACAACGGAGGATGTTGTTACAGAGATGCTTCTTATTGAGGATGGCATTGGCCACAAGCTTTACAAGACAGAGGCTGAGCTTGCTACAGCTCTTCGTGTAAGCAACATCGTTACCGTTGAGGTAATGGAAGGCCAGACGATAGAGGACGAGAGCAAGAATGCTCTTCCGCTTATCGGTGTGATCGTGAACCTTGCAGACTACAATGTTGGTGCCGACAAGGGCGGCGCAGTCAACATGTTCGATGATTTCGACATTGACTTCAACCAGCAGAAATATTTGATCGAGACGCGTATCTCTGGCGCATTAACGAAGCCGTTCTCAGCTCTTACGATCCTTGAGAATAAAGGCGTAGTAGCAGGCTGACCCTAATTTCAAAATGGAGGCAAGTTTCTAATGAAATACAGTGGAAAGATTGGTTTCTGGCTTGAGAATGTGGAAGAGAAACCAGGAGTATACAAATCCAAAATAGTTGAAAGAAACTATACTGGAGATCTGTCCTGGGATAATAGACACTGGCAGGCTACAGAATACCAAAATGAAGATCTAAGATTGAATAATTCAGTTTCGATCCTTTCCGATATGTACATGAAGGAGAATCTTGCCTCCGTCAGGTATATAACCTGGAAGGGGTCAAAATGGAAGGTAACTAATGTAGAAGTGGGTTATCCACGCATTACGTTAACTATTGGGGGTATTTACAATGGATCTGGAAGCTAAAAGACTAAAACTACATTCCAAGCTTTGCAGTATCTTAGGTAGTAATAATGTTTATTACTCGCCCCCTACTGGAATGGAGTTTAAATACCCATGTATAGTATATTCTTTGGATAATAACAATTCAAAAGCAGCAGATAACATACAGTACATCCAAAACCTATCATGGGAAGTAACTGTAATTGATGAGGATCCAGATAGTAAGATTGCAAGTAAGTTCTTTGATCTGCCTGGGTGTAGATTTGAAAGACATTTTACATCTGATGATCTAAATCATTTCGTATTCACATTGTTTGACTAAAAGGAGGTATTCAGTATGCCTAAATTGGTTTGGGATACTATTGGTGAACGTACCTATGAAACAGGTGTTGATCATGGCGTTCTTTATCCGCAGAAAGACGGAGCATATCCGGTTGGTTATGCATGGAGTGGATTAACATCAGTTGATGAGAGTCCGTCCGGAGCAGAAGACAATGCATTGTATGCAGATAACATGAAATATCTTAATCTTAAGAGCGCTGAGGAGCTTGGTCTTACTATCGGTTGCTACACATATCCGGATGAATGGATGGAGTGCGATGGTTCAAAAGAAATGGCAGCAGGTGTTATGATCGGGCAGCAGAAGAGAAACACATTTGGTCTTAGCTACAGAACAAAGATCGGAAATGATACAGAAGGCGAAGATCACGGATACAAGCTGCATCTTGTGTATGGATGCTCAGCTTCCCCGTCAGATCGTTCCTACACGTCTACGAATGACAGCCCGGATGCGGTTGAATTCTCATATGAAGTCACAACCACTCCGATCCAGGTTGACGGTTACAAACCGATTTCTTCGATCACGGTCGATTCAACAAAAGCAGATGCTACGCAGCTCGCAGCTCTCGAAGCGATCCTTTACGGATCAGATACCGAGGAAGGGTCTACAGCAAGACTTCCGCTTCCGGAAGAGATCTCTACCATTTTCAAAATCGCCGGCTAATTCTAGAAGGCGCAGATTAGATGTGCATCAGGGCCTAGTCAAATGGCTAAGCCCTGATTAGTCAAGAAAGGAGAAAACCAAAATGTTAGCAAAAAAAGTAAAGTATACAGACTTTGAAGGAGTTGAGAGAGAAGAGACCCACTACTTCAATCTTACAAAAGCAGAGGTAATGAAATGGCTCGCTACAGACGGTGAGTACACACTGGATAAGGTTTTATTACAACTTGCAAAGAATCCGAGTGGACGTAAAGTTATTGATACGTTTGAGGATCTGCTTCATAGATCATATGGTAGAAAGAGCCTAGATGGTAGAAAATTTGAAAAGTCAGAAGAAATCTGGCTCGATTTTTTCCAGTCTGAAGCATACAGTGAGATCTTCATGGATCTCGTTACAGATGCTGATAAAGCATCAGCATTTATCAATGGAATTATCCCTGAGAAACTTGCAGAGGAAGCAAGAAACTCATTAAATGAGAATCGCGATAAGCTTCCGGAAGAGATTAAGGATTATATTCCAAAAGAATAAGAAAGAAGGAGGCTACTAAAATGAAAGGTTTTTCAATGCCAAGTATTTCAATTCCAAGTGTCAGCATCCCAAGTATTTCAATCCCAAGTTCCATAACAAGCGCAATTGATACTGGTTCTATTAAAAGCGCAATCGAGTCTGCTGTTCCAGATATTTCAAGTGTTACCGATAATATTGATATCGAAGGGATCGCAAGCGATTTGATGAGCGAAAACCTATCAAGCGGATTAGATAGTGTTGATTTATCATCTCTTGGAATCGATACAAGTGATATTAGCAGCCTTATTAAATAAAAGAAAAGAGGTCAGAGAATGTTACAATTAATCATACCAGAACGAGAGTATTGGTCTGAAGAGAATGAAGAGTTTATGTATGTAAAAGAAACAAAACTTCAATTGGAGCATTCTCTGATCTCACTATCAAAATGGGAAAGTAAGTATCATAAGGCTTTTCTTGATAAGAAGAATAAGTTGTCAAAGGATGAGCTCTTGTATTATATTAAATGTATGACACTTACTAAAGATGTAGATCAAACAATATATCAATCACTAACAAATAAAGATTTAGAGCATATTAAAGATTATATAGAAGACCCAATGACAGCTACATCATTTGGAAAAAACGCCAAGAAAGGGATGCCAAAGGCTCAAAATAAAGTGATAACATCTGAGGTTATTTATTACTGGATGTGTACATTAAATGTACCTGTTCAGTTTGAGAAATGGCATCTAAATCGTCTTTTAACTCTTATAAGGGTTATAAATGAAGAGAATTCACCTACCAAAATGAACAAGAAAGATATATACTCTCAGAACAAGTCGCTTAATGCGATGAGGAGAGCAAAACACCATTCAAGGGGGTAGATCAAAATGGCAATTATTATAGGATCAGCACGTCATGATGAGCATGGGAACTGTTATAAGAACGGAAGTGCTGGAGATCAGTTGCAGACAAACAACTCAATGGACATGGGCGGAGAAGTTTCAATGCAGCAGTTCTATGTACATACAAAAGGTTGGTATGTACTAAGATTTAAAGAGGCAAAATATGCAAGATTGTTAGCTTCATTGATAAAAGCAGCTTGCAATAATCCTTGTATTGGATATGACCAGAATCAGAATACAGGGATTCTTAAATATGGTATATATACCAAAATAAATACTGAATGCGATTGCGGTACCCTTATGCGAGAAGGAATTAAAGAGGCAACCGGAACTGATGTTGGAGTCTTTAATACAGCAACTGAGAAAGCTGTATTGTCAAAATCAAGCTTATTTGAGGAACCAATCCCATATACGAGCTCAACAAAATTATACAATGGAGATATTCTCGTTACAAAGACAAAAGGGCATACAGCAGCCATTGTAGAAGGTGCAAATACTAGAGGTTCAGAGATCAAAAAGAAGCCCGTGGTTGCTTCAGGGAACCCGGTCATCAAGAAGGGATCAAAAGGTATTCAAGTTAAATACCTACAACAGGATCTTAACTATCTTGGATATACAGATAAGAATAAAAAAGTTCTTTCTGTTGATGGAGATTGTGGCGATAAAACCATTTATGCTCTTATTTCTTTTCAGAAGGCAAACGAGCTTAAGGAAGATGGGAAGTACGGTCCAAAATCAGAAGAGAAAATGATATCTAAGATCGGATAATTGTGTTTGGGGGTATAGCAGATGAGTATTATTAGTTTTAAACATAGAGGAGATTTTAGTAAAACTGAAAAACTCCTTACAAAATCATTTGGTAAAGACTATATGAATATTCTCGAACGATATGGAAAATTGGGGGTTGAGATGCTCTCTGCTAATACTCCTGTAGATACTGGTCTTACCGCTGCTTCATGGAGTTATAAAATAGAACAAAACAAAGGCAACATATCAGTTATTTGGTACAATTCAAACATAAATAGATATGTAAATATTGCAATAATATTACAATATGGACACGCTACAAGAAATGGTGGTTGGGTACAAGGCAGAGATTATATAAATCCAGCTTTACAACCAATATTTGATGCAATGGCTGATGCAGCATGGAAAGAGGTGACGAGCATATGAGCAGTATAGATGAAAGAGTAGTTGAAATGCGATTTGATAACTCTCAGTTTGAGAGTGGTGTCAAAACAAGTTTGAAAACGCTCGATGATCTTAAAACATCGTTAAATGGACTAGATGACTCGGCACAAGCTTTTGACAAGGTGGATAAAGCCGCTGATAACGTAGATCTTAGCGCTTTGGCAAAATCAGTTGAAGCTCTTGAGAACCGTTTCTCTAACCTCGGTATAGTTTCGATGAGAGTTATAGAGAATATTACTGATGCTCTTATGGGTACAGTATCAAAAGCTGTAAGCTATGCAAGTGATAAGATTATAAGTGGAGGTTTAAAGAGAGCTCAAAATATTGAGAATGCTCATTTTCAACTGCAAGCATTATTAAAAGATGAATCAGCTGTTCAGGCAGTTATGGATAATGCTATGGATTCTGTTTCTGATACAGCATACGCATATGATGAAGCTGCTAAAGCTGCCGCTCAATTCTCAGCATCAGGAATTCAAGCTGGGGAAGATATGGAAACTGCATTACGAGGTATCGTTGGCGTAGCTTCAATGACTAATAGTGAATATGAAGGCATTTCAAGAATATTCACAACCGTCGCAGGCAATGGTCGTCTTATGGGCGATCAGTTATTACAGCTCTCATCAAGAGGTTTGAATGCTGCCTCAACCATTGCATCATATTTCCAGGAAGTTCAAGGGCAAAGCGATATTACAGAGGCAAAAGTAAGAGAGATGGTTTCTAGTGGTGAAATCAGTTTTCAAACATTTGCAGCTGCAATGAACTGGGCATTTGGTGATCAGGCTTTTAGGGCTAATGAAACATTCACAGGTGTTGTTGCAAATATTGGTTCTGCCTTTGCCAAAATAGGTGCTGGGTTCTTCTCACCACTTATTGAGCAGAATAGTGATCTGATTTTAATGCTCAATAGCTTAAAATCAAAAATAAATGAGGTAAAGACCGCTGTTGTATTTGATGAGTTATCAAGTGCAATTGATGGCATATCAAAAGCATCTACATTTTCAGAAGAAACAATTACAAATTTATTTTCAACGATAAAAGACCAAGGTAAAGTAACTACTGAAAATTTAGAAAAATTTAGTGAAAATGGAGTAAATGCTACTAATGTCTTAAAAAAATACATTAACGGTGTCAAAGATGGAACAGTACGAGCAAGTTATGCAGTACGAACAGAAATAGGAGAACTAACCGACTCAGTAACGGCGAGTGATAAAACATTAGAAGTTGCTGTAAAAAATGGAAGCATTTCATATCAGACATTGTTAAGTGCTATGGAGAACTATTACGGAACTTCATATGCCGTCTCTAAACAATTTACAGAATTCTTTCTTGATAATATGAAGAAACTTAAAGACTGGCTTGATAATTTGGATTTGTCTACCGTCTTTGAGTTATTCTATTATAATCTTGAGATTGTAAAAAATATATTTAAAGGTCTCTGGACAGTGATCAAACCAATTGGTGAGGCATTATTAGACGTCTTTGGCGGAGATGATATTGAAAATGGAATTGTTAATTTCGCTGATAAATTAAAAGAAATCACAGAATCAATGCGATTATCAGAAAAAAGTAGCAATAATTTAAAAGATGCATTTACAGGCGTGTTTAATATTGTAAAGTTACTTGTCACTGGTATTGCTAAATTGTTTGGAGTATCACTTGATCTTATTGAGCCTACTGGATCACTTCTTGATCTTCTAATATCGCTTCTTGGCTATGCAGGAAGAGGGCTCACCAAATTAACAGAATGGATAAGTAATTCAAAAGTTCTTAGTTATGTTTGGAATGGATTATCATCAGTATTTCAGTATGCAACAAAAGCCCTTTCAAGTGCATTTAATACGATTAGTGAAACGTTCGATTATCTGTATAACCTACCAGAAGTTCAAAATGCTTTAAAAGCAATTGATGATGCATTTTATGATTTTCAGAATATAATCTTATCAGTATTTACTGAAATTGGTGGTGCTATAGATACATTCTGGTCGTATTTAAGTGAAGATATATTCCCAGGTCTACTTCCTTCCCTTGATGAGGTTTCATCTGGAGTAGCCGATATAGCAAATGATATAAAGAATATGGATCTTGAGAAGTTAAAATCATTCTTCTCAGGTATAACAGATGCTGTTCAGAAGTTAAAAGAAGATCTAAAAGCTAATGAAGGTCTTCAAACATTTATTGAAAGTATGGTTACATTTGGAGAAAATATAACCGACGCATTTACATTTGATAAGGCCTGCGAGAATATAGAGAAACTCAAATCTACGCTCGAAGGAGCAATTGAATGGGTAAAGACGAATGTTCTTCCATTATTTAACGGCACCACGATAAGCGGAGCCGTTGGAACAATTGGTGGCATTGCCATAATCAAAGCCGTATACAAAGAAATAAAAGTTTTCGAGAAACTTGGAAACGACTTAGCTGCAATACCAAACCTTATGAACTCATTTAAAGGTGTATTAACAGAATACCAGAAGAACCTTAAGGCTGATACGCTCCTCAAAATAGCAAAAGCAATAGCTGTTCTTATCGGAACGATAGCGGCATCAATAATATTGCTAAGTTTTACAGATCTTGAAAAGGCACAGAAAGCTGCAGATTTATTAACAGCGGTAATGGTTGTATTCGGAATCTTAGCAGCATTAATAGGTGCTGTGGCAATAAAATTAATAAATGCACTAAATCAATTTAATGCAGTTGAACAGGCTGTTAATGTATTTGCAAAACGTATCGGAAGCGCACTAAACAACCTAGCAAAAGCAGTAAAATGGAAAGCCATAGCAAGTGCGATAAAATCAATAGGAGAAACCCTTTTGATGATTGTGGCATCTGTTTTATTGATAGCATATGCATATTCAAAGAATGGTGAAGCAATGGATCAAGCCGTTGGTTTCCTAGCAATTATTGGTGGTGTTCTTGCTATGTATATGATTCTAATGTCACTTATGGGTGAATTCTTAGGATCTGGAATGACGGCATTCAAAAAAGCATCAACTGGAATTCTTGAAGTGTCAGCAGCATTACTTCTAATAGTAGTTGCACTAGATAAGCTATTTGAGATGGAAATCCCAGACGACTGGAAAACAAAATGTATAATCTTAATTGGCTTAGTTGATCTATTAGGAGTCCTAATTCTTGTAATGGGAATAGCTGGATCATTATCAAAAGGCAGTCTTAAAATAACTGGAGCATTATTAGCGACTTGTGTTGTCTTATATACAATGGTCTCTGCTATAGATAAACTGTTCAAAATGGAATTGCCAAGTGATTGGCAGACAAAAGCTGGAATTCTTGCTGGTATATTTGTAGCCGTTGCAGTTCTTATACTTATAATGGGTGTAGCTTCTAGTTTAGCTGGAGGAAAAGGACTTAAGGCTGGTGGAACACTATTAGCTATGGCGGTTCTTATAGGTGCTATAATAGCAGCACTTGTAGTTCTTCAGTTATTTGATTCTTCCAAAATGCTTCAAGCATCTATTGAGCTTGGGATTATTCTTGTAGCTCTTGGAATAGCATTGGGTATGGCAGGTGAGATAAGCGATAAGAATGTGTGGAAAGCGATTCTAGCCATGTGTTTAATGATCGGAACAATTGTAGCAGCTTTGGCAGTACTAACTGTATTAGACACTGGTAGAATGCTTCTTGGTGCAGTAGCATTAGCAGCAGTTTTATTAGCAGTAGCTGCCGGATTATATGCAGCTGGTCAAAAAGAAGTAAAAGGAAAGACGCTTGTAGCAATACTTGAGATGGCGCTTATAGTTGGTGAGATAGCAGCAGCTTTATATATCTTATCGGCTCAACCATGGGATGGGCTATTAGCAGCTGCAGTTGCGATGAGTGCTGTGATGTTGGCATTTACAGAGATGCTCAGTACAATATCTAAAAAGACAGGTCTTAAACAAGATAAAATGATTCAAGTCCTTGAGGCTTCTCTTGTACTTATTCCGATAGCAGCATGCTTATATGTTCTATCAGAGCAACCATGGAGTGGAATGTTAGCAGCTGCAGTTGCGCTTAGTGCTGTATTATTATCTCTTTCTGAATCATTTAAAATTATATCTTCATCTGAAAAGTTAAGTGATACTTCAATAATTGCATTCTTTGTAGGATGTGCTGGTATTGTTCTAATTGGTATAGTATTGGGTTATGCTGCTCAACAGCCATGGCAAAGTATACTTGCCGCTGGAGTCGCTATTAGTGCTGTATTAATAGCTATGGCTGCCGCTTTTGATATAATTGCAATTGCTGGTGAAACAATAAATAAGACGGCGATTGGAGCATTTATATTTGGGGCTATAGGAGTTGCAATCATAGGAGGTATAATAGGATATATTGCAAGTAATGATTGGCAAAGTCTACTTGCTGCTGGAGCTTCTATCTCAATGGTATTAATAGCAATGGCTATAGCAATGGCTATATGTGCTGCCGTTGGGCCTTTTGCAACAGCAGCTGGCGCTGGAATGCTCGCACTTGATGCTTTTATAGCTGATCTTGTCATAGTTCTTGCACTTCTTGGAGAAACATCTGAATCTTGGGGAGATCTCATGGCAAAAGGTGGTGAGAAACTTGTAGAAATTGGAACGTTTCTAGGAGAATTTATAGGTGGTATAATTGGTGGTGCTGCTGAAGAATTTAGCAATCATTTGCCAGCGATCGGTACAAACTTTTCAGAATTTGCTGATAATCTTGGAGTATTTATTGATACATTCAAAAACGAGGATCTTGGTAATTTATTAGATAATGTAACTTCTGTTTGTACAGCATTACTTAAAATAACTGAAACAGAAATCATTGATGGTATTATGAATATATTTAACATTAGTAATGAAGATGCAATGGTTGATAAGTTTACTGCAATTGGAAAGGCAGTATCAGCATTTTCAGAAGAAGTTAAAGATATCAATGCCGGAAAAGTAAGAGCTGCTGCATATGCTGCCGAAACAATAGCGACATTAAACGATAAACTTCCAAAAGAAGGTGGATGGCTTTCCAAAATAACAGGATCTACACAAACTATGAGCGATTTTGCTAAAGATATGGAGACACTAGGAAAAGCTATTGCATCTTATTGTGAAGCTATTGGAGATGGAGTGAATGAAGAAGCAGTTCAATCATCTGTAAATGCTGCTAAAATCTTAGCAGATTTCCAAGATGAATTACCAAATATTGGAGGATTACAGGCTAAAATCTTTGGTGAGCAGACTGATCTCGGAACATTTGGTTCTCAATTGGAATCATTTGGAAAAGCTCTTGTAAATTATGGCATTTCTGTAATTGGCGTTAACGTTGATGCTATTCAGAGATCTGTAGATGCAGCAAATTTATTATCAGATCTTCAAAATAGCCTTGGTAATGAAGGTGGTGTAGTAGCGTTTTTTAGCGGAGATAATAACCTATCAATTTTTGGAGAACATCTTGTAGATTTCGGAGGTGCTCTTGGTCTATTCTGTTCATCAGTATCCAACATTGATATGGATGCTTTATCCGTCGCCATAACACAGATCAGTAGGCTTGTAGCAATTGGAAGATCGATGGAGGATATCGATACAACAGCTATGAGTGGTTTTGGACAAGCTTTAACAGATATGGCTAATAGTGGTATACAAGGGCTTATTGACGCATTTACAAATGCTATACCAACGGTTCAGGGTCAAATATCATTACTTGCTACAACATGTATAAATACTTTTAGAGCATCATTTAGTATGGAAGAAATGTCTCTTATTGGATATGAGATAATCTCTTATGTTGATATTGGAATGAATTCATATCCAATACTTACGAGTGTTTATACTATAGCTTTGCTATTCAGATCATATTTCTTACAATTCATGAATTTCGATAGGTTTAATCCGATTGGTGTAAACGCTATGGCTTATGTTATAAATGGTATATATAGTAAGAAAGATGATATGACAGCTTCTGCTGAGAGTTTATCAATTGCTGCGGTAACAGGCTTATTAAATGGACTTAGATTAAACGGTATAGAATATGGAAAGATGATAAACATTGGAAAGAGTTCTATGACTAACTTAATAAATGGAATGCAAAGTAAAAAAAATAATATTAAAGCAATGGCTAAAAGCTTATCAGATGCGGCAGTCGAAGGATCGATATCAGGATTTAGATCGAATGGTATAGAATATGGTAGAATGATTGAGGTTGGCGAATATGCTGCTCAAGGACTTGCTCAAGGTATTACAAATAAGATAAATGAGGTAGCCGAAGCTGCAATTCAAGCTGCTATGATGGCAGTATCAATGGCAATGCAAGCATTAGGTGAATCATCACCATCAAAAGTATTCCGTAATATAGGTGAATATGTATCAATCGGTTTTGCTCTTGGAATTACAGATGAATTAGATACCATTGGTGATGCTTCTGAAACAGCAGCTATGAAATCTGTAAATACTGTTAGCGATATTGTCGGCGCAATAACCGATATCCTCGGCGATGATGACATTCAACCAACTATAACACCAGTAATGGATCTGTCAAATATCAATTCCGGTGTAGATTATATCTCAAAGGCGTTTGATGATCAGATTCAGTTAGCAACTTACAATCAGGCTATCGCTGCAAATGATGCATTTACCAATGCTAGACAGAATTCAAAATCAGACAAAGAATCTAATAAATCTGATAAAGAATCAGTTGTAAATAATTATAATTTTGTACAAAATAATACATCTCCAAAAGCACTATCAAGAATTGAAATATACAGACAAACAAAGAATCAATTTACAAGATTTAAGGAGGCAATGGGATGATCAAATCAGTAACAGTAACAAACCACCTTGGTGATTCTATTCGCCTTGGACTTACGGACCCTGAGAAATCGGGGTTCGTAATTAAAAGTATAGATGGGTTAGGGCCAGTTAAAGCAGATATTAATCTAACGGAACTTTCAAATAGCGATGGCGGGTTATTTAATTCATCTAGATTAAATACAAGAAATATAACAATGACTTTAAAATTTTTAGAAAATCCAACAATAGAAGCAACAAGATTATTATCTTATAAATATTTTCAAGTTAAACAAAATATTACATTAATAATTGAAACAGATGAGAGAAAATGTAAAATATCAGGACGTGTAGAATCAAACGAACCAGATATTTTCAGTGATGATGAAGGATGTAATATATCTATTTTATGCCCAGATCCATTTTTATATTCAATAAATGATGAGCATCATATTATTTATGGAACGGAACCAGCTTTTGAATTCCCATTCTCAAATGAATCTTTATCTGATCCTTTATTGGCATTTGGATATATCGACTATAGGACGACAATTCTTATAAATTATAGTGGAGATTCAGATGCTGGTATAATCATTACTATTCATGCTCTTGATGATAATATAACTGGGTTAATTATTTATAATTATACTACTAAAAAAGAATTAAAGATTGACGATGATAAACTTGAAAGTTTAACTGGGTCTAAATTAAAACAAGGAGATGACATAATAATAAATACATTACTAAATAATAGAAGCGTAACATTATTAAGAGATGGAATATATACAAATATATTAAATACAGTTATAAGACCATATAATTGGTTTCAGCTTTCAAAAGGAGATAATATATTTGTTGTTGCATCAGATTCTGACACATCATATCTTAGGTTTGATATTAGCAATAGTATACTTTATGGAGGTGTATAAGTATGGAATTAATAGTACTAAATACAGATTTTATAGCAATAAGTACTATTTCCGTATTTAAATCTCTTATATGGACTGATAGATACTGGGAATGTGGAGATATAGAATTTTGTGTAGATGCAACAAAAGAAAATAAAGAAAAATTTCAACTTGGATATTATATTTTATCAGAAGAATCTGATCATGTAATGATAATAGAGGACTTTAAAATAAATATTGATGTTGAAGATGGAATGTTCTTTACAATAACAGGTAGCTCACTTGAATCTTTATTAAAGAGACGAATTATTTGGTCGCAGACTATTCTTTCTGGAAAACTCCAAAATGCTATAAAAAAACTTATTACAGAAAATATAATATCCCCATCAAAAACGCAAAGAATCATTAGTAATTTTGTATTCGAAGATAGTGATGATGAATATATAACAGGTCTTACGGTAGATGCTCAGTTTACTGGAGATAATTTATATGATGCTATCACATCATTATGTCAAAATGCAAATATTGGTTTTATGGTAACTCTAAATGAACTAAATCAATTTGTATTTAAATTATATTATGGAAAAGATAGAACATATAATCAAACTGATAATCCATTTGTTATATTTTCTCAGAGTTTTGGAAATCTTATAAATAGTGAATATGTTGAAACAAATAGTTCATATAAAAATGTGGCACTTGTTGCTGGAGAGGGAGAAGGTTCTGATAGAAAGACAACTGTTACTGGAGATGATTCTAAAAAAGATTTAGATAGATATGAACTATATGTTGATGCTAGAGATATATCATCTACTATTAATGGCGGAACCTTAACAACAAGTGAATATAATGAGCAATTAATCCAAAGAGGTGATGAAAAACTTGCTAAGTGTAAGACAACAAAAGCATTTGATGGTGAGGTAGAAACTACAATATTATATAAATATGGTGAAAATTTTTATATGGGAGATATAGTTCAGTTTGAGAGCGAGTTCGACTTTGAAGCTAGAGTGCGTATAACGGAATATATATACTCTGAAGACTCAGAAGGATTAAAATATTATCCAACGTTTGAAGTCATTGATGAAGATGAATAGGAGGAAACAAAATGTCTTTTACGTATGGTTTTTATAATTCTTATAATGGTGATCGAAAATATGATGCTGTTCAATTCTCATCTTTATTCGATGGTCTTATTACAGATGGCGTATTTGAAACAATAGACAAAGGTTTTATAGTATTAGCTAGTGATGTTCCTAATACAGTAATTGTACAAACTGGAAGAGCATGGTTTAATCATACTTGGAACTATAATGATTCCAAAATGCCATTGGTAAATGAAAAAGGAATTCCATCTGAAGATTGCTTAAGATACGATGCTGTAATTCTTGATATTAACTCAAACAATAATATAAGGGAGAATCAGATAATATGGGTGTATGGTGAGGAGACAACTGGAGATCCAGAAAAGCCAATACTTATAAAAGAAGCTCATCACTGGCAATATCCTTTGTGTTATGTGCTTAGAGATCATGAAGATAAAGGAAAAATAACTCAAGATAGCATCATAAATTGTGTAGGAACGTCTGAATGTCCATTCGTTACTGGTGTTGTAACTGGTTTAACAACTGATGATCTTATAACGCAATGGGATGCTGAATGGAAAACTTACATAAGTCAATATGTTATATGGTTAGATGATAGTAAGAAATCATTTCAGGAATGGCTCGATGATCGGTATTCCAGTTTTGATGATTGGTTTGAAAACGTAAAAGATAAATTATCAGAAGATGTTGCTGCAAAGCTGCAAAGTCAGATTGATGAACTTAATAAAACTATTGAAACAACGGTAAGCACCCAGATAAACGATCTTAAAGAGGATATCGACTCATCCTTAGCAGATGGTAAGATCAAATTCGGAGTTGATGAAAATGGAAACTACGGATACATAAAGGATGGTGCTGATTCAGTCACCCCTTTTAAAAAAGGTGAAGGAACTGCTAGTCCAGCTCAAGTATTATCAGGGTATAGTTTTACATCTACAAACTATCAGGATGTAACAGATGGAACCATGGCTAATAATGGAGCTTGGACTTCTACTACGAGTGGAAGTGGTAAAACATCAATTCCAGCAGGATATCATGATGGAACAGGATATGTTGATACGAGTGGTGCTTATAATGCTGGAGTAACAGCAGCAGACGGAAGAGCAAATACAAGTTCTACGAATTATAAAACTGGTTATAATGCAGGTGTAGCCGCAACTAAAAAGGGAACAGCTGGAGCCGCTCAAGTTCTTAGTGGCTATACATTTACAAACTCTTCATCTGTTGGAGCTAGTGGAACTATGACTAATAGAGGAGCTATTAGTACTACTATTTCTGCTAATAGTAGTTATACTATACCAGCTGGTTATCATAATGGAAGCGGTAAAGTTTCATCGTCTGGATTATATAAGGTTAAGACTGGAAGTTTTAATAAAACAGGTTCAAATGGAACCGGATATCAATCCGTATCAACCGGATTATCAAAAGTGAGTGGCATTTATGGTGCCGGTACAAAAACCGTTGATGGGTATCTTTGTGCTATGTGTATTACAGCCGGAAGTTCATCAACTGGAACCGTTTCGGTTACTACTTATGATAATAATAATGGAACAACATTTACTGTAAAATGGATTGCTTATGGAACTTAAAAAGAAAGAAGGTGTTTTTAAAATATGATCTCAATAGATCAGATAGAAAAAGGGGTTGCTTCTTATCTTGATACTGAGCTCATGCCAAAATTA